GAATGGATGCCTGAAACTGTGTGACAGCTTCTGCTAACACTGGATGTGTTGCACCTGATGCGCCTTGAAAAGGTTCTGTTCTGTTTTCATATTTAAAACCAAGAAGGTCAAGTCCTTTGATATACGCTTGCTCCCAATCGTCACGAGACGATTTGTATTCTGTAAAGTTAGATAATAACTCAGAGCTAATCTCACCCAATTCATTATCATCTATGTACTCTGCTAAGTTTGCCTCGTGGTTTTGTCCACCCTCACCAACTACAGCTTGTGGGTCAAAGTCTATTTCAACACCACCGTCTTCTGTTGGATTTATTTCTATTGGGCCTTTTGTTGACTCCTCTTGTTGTACCTCAACTTCTTTTTCGTTGCCCTCTACTTCTAAAGTTACTCTGTTGTGATCCGGGTCATTTGGTAAATTTTTGTCTATAGCCATTATGCATTCCTCTGTTTAAATAGTGATCCAACGCCACCGCCTTGTGACATGTTTATTAAATCATCATCTGGTTCAACGTTTGGATCTTTATAGTCGTCTTCAAATTTTTTCATCATGCGTTGTATTTTTTCTCTTGCTGTTAAATTAAATCCAGATAATTTTTCCCAAGATAACAACCCACCTCTTAAATCATCTGTTGGCACACCGATGTTTTCAAAGTCTTGTATTTCACCTTTGAAAAACTCACCCGCTTCAAATGTAGGTGGATCTTCTTTAAGTCCTTTTTTAGTAGCTGTTCTGGCACCAGGGTAATAATCCATTGAAACTTGTTGTCCATCATCCCCACGACCAAATATACCAACGGTGCCTGATTGTAAGTCTTCTTCTAAAAATATCTCACCACCTGATAAACTATCGTCTTTTAGTTTATATCTAACAGTGGTGTCGCCGCCTGATGTAAAATCTTTGTAATCAGGTTCTCTTGTAATTTTACCTTTTGATTTAATTTGATTAACAAGTAGTGGAAACCAGTCCGGCATCCCCGGTGCTTGTTTAATTACTTTTGCCGCTGGTACAACTGCCTCTGCTATTTGTTTGACACCTTTTGGCATAAACAAACTACCAATACCGGCTCCCAACAATCCCAAAAATCCACGACGACCAATCTTTGGCCCGCCACCATCTTGCAGACCGACACGACTAATTACTCCACCCTCTGCTTTTTTTGGTTTAGGATTAGGTTGAAACTTCATAAAAGGTATAACTTTTTCATCCTGCACCATTTGCATGATCTCATCAAAACTTTTGCCAAAGTTTTCCATGTCCATCATTAACTCTTCAGCTCTTGCTAAATCTCTTTGTCTTTGTTTGTTTGCATCAATAGCTCTGTCGACTGTGTCCTCAGTTACAATCATACCTTTTGGTTTTGCTATACCCACATCAGTTTTACCTAAATCTTTAAAAGTTGCTGGCATCTCTGTGAGTGATTCTATTATCTCTCTAGTTTCATCAGGCATAGGCGGAACATCTATGTCGTCCATGAGAGATGTTATGCCTGCCATTTGATCAGACGGTAACTCTGCATTTTCTAGAATATCAATCATTAGATCTTCTTCATTACCCATGAGTTTTTGAGATTCAATAAAGGCTCTTAAACGATCGTCGTCGTCATCCAACATTCTTTTTGGATCACCTGGTGGATAACCTTCGTTATATCTGTCAATTAAAACTCTTTTTGTTTCTTCTGGAGTTGCTCCTGTTTTTTTGGAAAGATCACCTATTAAATTATCTAATGGTGCGATTATCTCATCTGCTTTATCAAGTTGTCGTTCAATAGCTTTCAGCTCAGCTATTTGTTCGTCTATTTTTGCTGTGCCCGCTGTAACTTTATCGATAGATTCTTCTAGTGCTTTTATAATTTCGTCTTGTTTTTTGGGGGACATTTTATTCCCAACGCCCCTAGCTCTTGCAAAAAGGTCTGTGAGTAATTTAAGAAACGCGTTCATTAATAATATGTCCTTTGCTGGTGGGATACAGGCTCATCATCATAGTCCTCTGGATGCTCCACAAAACCACCTTGTCTAAATCTCATTACGGCTTGAGTCATGCTATCCACTAAGTCATCGTGTTCACCTAGTGGGAATGCAGCGCATTCCTCAATAACCTCTTCAGCAAACTTACGGTCTGGATACCAGACCATGCCCGCCTCGAATATTGGCGCAACAGCGTTCACTCTAGTATGTTTATCATTTCCACGACTAGGTGTAAAGTTAATAACCGGTATGCCCATTTGCCTAAGTTCGTATGTAAGCGGGAGCCCCGATGCTTTGGCCTCGACTATGACGGTTTCTGGTGACCAGTAGTCGTATTGTTCTTTGGCAACACGTCGTAGTTCTGGGAACTCGAAACGGTCTTTTACAACGTCAAGAAGTATAATATTAGCCTCACCCTCTTCGTTTGGATAGAATATGCCCCAAGTTGTGATTGCAGAATAATCCGATGTTTCTTTCTTCATGAACGCCGTATCGTAGGATTGTATGACATGTGCAAGAGGTGGTAGTGTATCTTTTGGCCACTGTTTCCACCACTCACGTTTTATTATACTGCCCTCTTCTGCTGTTGGGTTTTGTTGGTATTGCGCGTTCCATTTACCGATTGCAACAGATGCTTTTACTGATTCTAACTCTTCCAACTTCCAATACTCTGGCCACACTGGTTCGCCTGATGGCAAGATAGCAGGAAACTCGATTACTTCCCATTGATCTGCTTTTGGCTCTTTTTGTGCACGCTGTAGTTTGCCGGTCAAGTCAGCCACGTTCCATCGTGTCATAACCAAAATAATTCTACCACCTGGTTGAAGCCTTTGCCGCGGTCCACTCGTATACCATTCGTAAACACGATCAAACGATGCCATATTCATGGCGTCTTGTTCTGAGTGCGGGTCGTCTATAATCAAGAGGTCTGCACCACGACCAGTGATTGATCCACCAACACCGGCTGCATAATATTCGCCGCCTTGATCTGTCTCCCACTTACCTGCAGCTTTAGAATCCTCTCTGAGTCTTGTGTTAAATATTTCTTTGTATTCTTCAGAGTCCATGAGTGTTTTTGCTTTTCTACCGAAACGAACAGCGAGCTCCGCGTTGTGTGTAGCTTGGATAATTTTTAAATCAGGTTGTTTACCGATCATCCATGCAGGTAGGAAGTTGGACACAAACTCACTCTTCGTGTGTCGTGGAGCCATGTTGATAATTAATCTTTTTATTTCACCTGATTGCACTTTGTTAAATTTTTCTGCCATAATTTTATGATGTTCACCCTCAATAAAATTTGGCCATAAATGTTTTACAAAAGATAGAAAGTCATCTCTTACTGCTTGTTGTTTCTTTTTTTCTTCCAACAACAACACAGTTTGCATGTATTCTTTTTTAGTGTCCGGTGGTAAATTTTCTATTTGTTCTGGAGTTAGCATTTGAAAAAAAATTTGCAAAAAATTTTTGTGTCTCTGTTTTTATGTGAAAACGATTTTATAGCTAATGAATATCGAAATCAAGCATATATGTGTCATACTGTGGGACCCCTTTGTGTGGTTTCCGGGTGGGTGGGCCCAAAAGCAACAAGCTTGGAAAATCGTTTGGGACCCCTCGGCAGTTTAGAATGGTTCTAAGGTGGGAGGCATTGGGGGTTTTACAGATATGACTACCATACCCCCAACACTCTAATTCACTAGAGAGAAGCCACCTGTTGCTACAACTGCAACTGTCGGCTCTTTATCGTCTAGCTTTATGTTGTTCATAGCTTGTGATAGTCTTGTCTTGGTCTGTTCACTAACTATGGACAATTCTTTGCCTATGTCAGAGTTCTCGAAGTTTACACACTCTCTAACATTAGTCCAATACTGTTCTATATCGCCAATAAACTTAGCTTGGTCAATGATAGAGTTCATATCAGTTATGAGAGTATTTTTTTCTTTCCATAACTCTCGGTGTGCATTGGTTAGCATTGATTTAGCTTTCTCAAACACCATAAGGTGTTCCCAATCAGCTTCACTTGTCATCATCATACAACGACTATGACAACTACCTGCAACTACGAGTTTGCGAAACTTACCGAAGTCGCTATCAGACATACT